GTATTAACATAGTGAGAATGCGTAGTAAGAATACTAAACTTAAGTTACAAGTAATTGATCTTATACAAAGAAATGAAGTACTAAAAACTGCTCTCGACTCTAGAGAAAGCAAAGATGTAGAGAAGACAGAAGGATTCCTAAACTTTGTAACACAGTCTAGAGACTGGGCATTCGAGTACATAGAAGAGGTTCAGGCAGTATTAAATAAGTTTATCAATGATATTGAGCCAGAGATTGACTACTTTAAAGAGTATGGAGATGTAGCCTCTATGTCTCCAAACTACTACTCAATGAAAAAGATTGCTGAATCTTATGATGAGTTAAAGCAACTATTACCAAAGGAAACAGAATGAAAGACATATTAATGTCAACAATAACAGGTTTTGGATGTGGCATCGTGTTTGCTGCATTCAAATTGCCAGTACCAGCACCACCAGTTTTTGCGGGAGTCGCAGGAATTATTGGGCTATGGATTGGCTTTACAGTACTAACACGAACTATATCCTAGGAGGAATAAAATGAATGAACAAGTAAAGGCACTACTAGCATCATACGGACGATCAGTCCTTGGTGCAGGACTTGCACTATATATGTCTGGGGTTACTGATCCTAAGACACTTGCATACTCACTATTGGCAGCGCTTGCACCAGTAGCATTGAGAGCAATTAATCCAAGCGACACAGCGTTTGGTCGTTTGCCAGATGTGGCAGTTGTTGATGCTGCAGTTAAGAAGGCAACTGTTAAGAAGGCACCAGCACGTAAGAAGGCTGCGCCAAAGAAGAAGTAAGTAAAAATAAAATAGGCTAGGAGAATAAAACCTCTTAGCCTATTTTTTTATTTTAAAATAGTTCTTTAAAGATTGGTTTGTAAGGAAAGTCTAGATCTTTTCTTCGCTTTGTTGTTTCAAAGTCATCACCAAATTCTAGAAATGAAACAATAGTCCATCTAGGATTTCCAGCAGTGATCTCTGTAATTCTATGCTCGTATGAGTATCCTGATGGGAATATAAACAACTGCTTTGCCTTTGGCTTAATAGTTACACCAAAATGAATAAACTCTAGTTCTCCACCTTCATAGTCATCGTTAGGATAGTAAACCAAGGAAACAGTTCTTGGTGTTGCATATGTGTCATCTGCATGAGCACCAAAGAATTCGCCATTTGAGAATCTAGAAATTCTTAAACTCTCTCTGCTTCGTGGATCAATATTCCAGTGGAATGTATATGAGTTGACAACATCTCTAAAAGCCTCATTTGCTTCTGGATGAGAGTAAACCCAGCATGTATCAGACTTCTTGCCATTATCTTTTGTGTACTCTACATCATCGAAGAAGTCTTCACGTACCCATTTTCTAGCACCAGGAATGTCTTTATTTGTTTCCCAAAATTCTGGGGTAAGCAACTTTTCAAAAAATGCATCAGACTCTGGCCAAACATTATCATAAATATGCACTCCTGGGATTGGAGATGTAAAACTAAACTCTTTACCTTCTTGATTAACTGTAACGCCTCTTTTAGCGTTCTCAAGTCTTTGCTGATCCATAACACATCCTTTGCTCTCAATAATTATACCATAGGTGTTTTCTGGTATACTTTATAGATGCCTGGTTTTTTTATATCAACCCCACCTAGATGTGGTACACACCTTCTTGTAGACTCTATTGCATTTGCAACTCAGTCTCATTCAATGAGATTTACTAAGTATGATGATGATTTTTGGAATCATCCGACGGTAAAGAATAGATCTAGCGCAGTTATTGGTATTCATGCACATAACAACCAAGATAAACTATTTGAATACGCTAAATCAAATAAGATAATTACAACAGAGAGACACCCTATTGGTCAGGCCTTGTCTATTTTGTTTATGCACAATAGGGGCTTTTCTCCTGACTGGCCAGATAACAAGATGTTTAACTCTGATCTTTTTAAGACCATGCTACCAAACTCAGAACAGTTCCTTTCTTATATTGGTAGCAGACAGTTTGCTAGTTACAGAGAGATCACCTCGGATTGGTCTAAGCATGGGGAGTGCTTCAGTTTTGATAAATTAGTATCAGGAAATACAGAGGAATTAGATAGGCTTAGCGATTATGTTGGAGCAAAGGTTGTCTTAAAAGATATTGAAAAGAGTAAAAAGAAGTACAACGATGGCATAGTTTTTCTTGGAGACCCTAACCTATGGAAGACCGTAGTTTCTCAAGAGATAGCCTCAGAGGTTGCCAAGATGTTTCCAGAATATGATATGAAGACCTATGATCCATCTCCAAGTGATGGAGATTGGCTTTTTAAACAACTTCTGCTATAATATAATTACCTGCCCATATGGGGGGAATTAACTTATTCGCTTGAAAGGGGAATAAAATGGTAGAAACAATGCTGGGTCTTTTAGATGACCCATTCTTTAATAGGTTCAATCAAACACTGAGAACAACACAAAATAACTATCCACCATACAATCTGATTAATGTTGCTGATAGTTTATTTATTTTGGAGTTTGCTCTAGCAGGATTTGATAAAGATGAAGTATCAATCACAGTAGAAAATGGCCAACTAAAGGTTAGTGGCCAAAGATCTGAGGTTGAAGAAGATGAGTCCGTAACCTATTTACACAAGGGAATCGCTGCGAGAAAATTCTCAACAGTGTTTAACTTGCCAGAATATATGGAAGTTGAACAGGCACTTTTTTCAAATGGTATCTTAGAGATCACACTTGAAAAGCGTATTCCAGAAGAAAAACTCCCAAAAACAATTCAAATCAAGTAGTACAATATAAGTGTCGGGGGAGACAGCGACATTAAATACCTGGTATGCCTCACGCAGGACCTTGGGATGGATTAGTTACCTATTCTATATACGACCTGGGCCATAGTGCTTGAATCGCCTGCGTGGGGCTCTTAATATTTTGCGGTATAATAATATCAATGACTAACAAAGAGTTAGAGACATACAATAAGCAAGAGTATAAGAGAAAACTTGCTGAGATAAAAGAGGCTTCTGGCTGTGTAGATTGCGGAATCAATAATCATATTATTTTAGATTTTGATCATCTAAGAGATAAAAAATATAATATATCTAGAATGATACATGATGGATTTTCCTGGGCAGCGATCAAGAAAGAGATTGCAAAATGTGAAGTAGTATGTGCAAACTGTCATAGAATAAGAACACATAATAGATTGACAGCATAGCCTTTATGGTATACAATAGTAGTATACACAAAGGAGAATCATGATACACGCACTCTTTCTTATCCCTGCATTTGCAATGGGATATTTTGCATGCTACGTTGCAATGACATATAAAGTAGATCAAGACTAATGAGATCAGATTACTTTGACTACAAAGAATCCAGCACTAAAACTTGCATGAAGTGTCTGGATGATTCTAATGATGAAGATTTTTGGGAGAAGCACCAGGAACTTAATGAGGGAATTATTTGGTGTACAGTTAAAGGGCAGTAGTTCAGTTGGTTAGAGCACCACTCTTATAAGGTGGTTGTCGTGGGTTCAAATCCTACCTGCCCTACCAGTTCCCCTTCGTATAACGGCAATACGCCACCCTTTGGAGGTGGTCATCGTGGTTCGAATCCATGAGGGGAAGCACAGAAAGATGGTATAATAATTACTATGCTAAATATAACTGAGGGCGACTTTGTTATGGGATTAACCTCTGAAGGTATAGTACATGGTGTAGTAGAGCACATTATGACAGAGGGTGGAACATATGGAACACCTGGAACAGAGTATGCTATACAGTCAATGATCCCAGACAACCCTGCAATGGCAGTTAGAATTTATAAAGAAGAAGATGGTACATGGGAACCAACAGCCTATAGTATTGGAATGATGTATAAAGATGCTACTAAAGTAGAAATGGAAAATCACACAATGGATTCAGAAATGGGAATGGCTGCATACGACGCTTCAGTTGGCAAATCAGAAAACCCAATACTACCAACAGATACATACCAAGGCAAAGAATATGATGGCTGTGGATGTGAAACATGTAAAGAATTAAATGTAAGTTGTGAAAACTGTCCTGTATGTCAGTCAGAAGACATGAAGAGTGATTGCTGTCCAGACCTAAGCAAGCAAGCACCATGTTGGGATGGATATGTTCAGCGTGGTATGAAGCCTGGAGCAAACGGTAAAAAGGTTCCTAACTGTGTTCCAGTAGCCAAAGCAAATGATCTTTGGGAAGATGATGATACAGTTGAATATGAAACAGATTCAGTTGCAAAAGCAGATGGATACTCTCCACCAGCGGGTGCACGATCTGCTGCACGTCGTGCAATTAAGTTTAAGGAACAGGGTAAGGCAACTGGAGCAGGAACTTCGGTGGGATGGACAAGAGCGGGGCAATTAGCAAGAGGTGAGTCACTATCTCTTAGTACTGTTAAGAGAATGTATTCATACTTCTCACGCCATGAGGTAGACAAGAAGGGCAAGGACTGGGGAAATACAGCCAATCCTTCTAATGGATATATCATGTGGTTAGCATGGGGTGGGGATGCAGGATTCTCATGGTCACGTAGAATTGTTGAAAGTGAAAAAAACAAATCACTGTTTGCTGATTTTGGCAAGGACTACACACGATCAACTACCAATATATACAGAACGGATAACTAATGCCAAAGAAAAAAGCAGGATCATTTAACGACACTCAGATCAAAGATGGGTGGATTGTTAAGATGCGTAAAGATGGAACGATCAAGGCAAAGATTGAAAGATACTATAACAAGACATCCCAGTTAAAGCCCAAAACAGAAAGATAATTAGTAAATATACTTTCTTGGCTTGTTAATTTCTCTAACAGCCTTTTTAATTCTATACCATCTAATAATTTTTTTAATCATAAAATAAGTATATCATATGCTATACTTGTTAAAACATATAAGGAGTTTAAATGAGTCAAGAAAACATATTGGGTAATGAGCCATTTGATACCATAGACCCTAATCGCTTTAATACAATGTGGATTAAAGACATGAATTCTGATCAGTTTATTCAAGATATGATAAAAAATG